AGATCTTAAAAACGAGTTAACTACAGTGGTCATGAGTCAGACTAGTACCGGAGCAGGAGCTAGAGACAGATGGGATACTCCAGAAGTAAAAATGCATAATGGTAAAAAGGGCAGATTAAGAAAAGATAGATATAGTTCTTTAGTAATAGCTAATATGTTAGCTCGTCAAACAAGGCAAAAATTAGCTGCTCCTCATTATGATGTTATCGGAGGAAACAGAAGAGAAATAGTAAATGAAGATGGAGATATGTATAAAGGACCGGATTGGTTCACTGGTGGAGCAAATAATGATTTTTATACTGGCATTTATAGATAAAAAGTGTATTATAAACTAATAGCATTGCAATCCTATTACGGTTAAAATATAATATGACAAAAAAATATCCAAAAAGTGACGCCATTTCAGATCAATCTTTAGAGGGCGAAGAAGCTTACGTTACATGGGGTGACGATTTAACTTCTAAACAAGAAGCCTTAAGTAAATCTTCAGAATCTATGTCCGAATATACTGCTATCGAGCATACTTCTGGTTCAAGACGACGAGGTTTAGATTATTCTAATCTAGACAGTAATACATCTGGTCGTCCTGGCTTGACTAAACTCGATTATGACTTTTTTAGACCAGACGAAGCTGTACCTAGAAAAGCTAAGGCAATTCTTAAAAAGGCTGAAGATATTTATCAAAGAGTGGGGTTGGTAAAAAATGTTATTGATTTGATGGGAGACTTTGGTAGTCAGGGTATTCGCATTGTTCATCCTAATAAAAGAATTGAACGCTTTTATAGAAAATGGTTTGAGAAGTGTGGAGGAAAAGAAAGAAGTGAAAGATTTCTTAATAATCTTTACAAAAGCGGTAATGTTGTTGTTAATCGTCAAACAGGTAAATTGACGTTAAAAACAGCCGAAAAAATGTACAAGACTAGTGCCAACGCAGATCTACTCATTGATAGTCTTGATGATACTGATGTAGACAAAAGAGAGATTCCTTGGAAATATACTTTTATAGATCCTGTATACGTAGAAGTCTCAGCAGGCTCATTATCTTCTTTTGTTGTAGACAAACGATATGAATTAATTTTACCAGCAGCCTTACGTAAGACTATTAATTCTCCTAAGAGTGATGCAGAAAAAGAAGTAGTAGCTCAATTACCTGATGAGATTTTAGAGGCAGCTAAAAGCAGAAAGAACTATCCTCTTAATCCACAAAAGGTAAGAGTGTTCCATTACAAGAAAGACGATTGGCAAAGATGGGCTTTCCCAATGATCTATTCTATTATGGACGATATCACTGTAATCGAAAAATTAAAGCTGGCAGATATGGCAGCATTAGATGGAGCCATTAGTAATATTCGTATTTTTAAGTTAGGTAGTCTCGAACACAAAATCGCCCCAACCAAAGCAGCAGCAGCAAAGCTTGCTGGTATTCTTGGTAATAATGTTGGTGGAGGCACAATGGATTTAGTTTGGGGTCCAGATATTGAATTACTGGAAAGTAGAACTAGTGTTCATCAATTTTTAGGTGAAGGTAAATATACTCCTCATTTAAATAGCGTTTACGCTGGCCTTGGTATTCCTCCAACTCTTACCGGAACATTTGGCGCTGCTGGAACTACAAATAACTTTATTAGTTTAAAAACCTTAACACAAAGACTCCAGTATGGTAGAGATGTATTAGTTGAGTTTTGGGACCAAGAAATTAAATTAGTACAAAAGGCCATGGGTTTTAGAAAGCCTGCTAAGATTGAATTTGATAGAATGGATCTTAGTAATGAGGAAAGCGAAAAATCGTTATTGATTCAATTATCAGACAGAAACGTAATCTCTGACGAGCTATTACAGAAGCGATTTGGCTTTGATCCTGAAATGGAAAAGATTCGACTTAATAGAGAAAAACGAGAAAGAAAGTCAGACAGAATGGTTCCTAAATCCAGCCCATATCATGACCCACAACCGGAAAACTCTCTCAAGAAAATAGCTTTACAAAGCGGAGTAGCCAGCCCGAGCGAAGTTGGACTAGAACTAGATCCAAAGAAAAATGGAGAAAAAAGTTCACTCGAAATGCGGCAAGCCCTTAAACCAACAAAGTTGGCAAAAGACTCGAAAGAGTCTTTGCCTGGTGAACCGCAGCAAGGTAGACCTAAAAACTCTACCGATCAAGAGAAGCGAAAAGAACGCACTTTTAAACCGCAAACGGGAGCGTCTTTATTACTCTGGGCATCAGCTGCGCAGGACACAATTAGCGAAATAATAAATCCAGTATTGCTTGATTTCTATGGGAAGAAAAATCTCAGAAGTTTAGCAAGTGATCAATCTAAAGAGCTTGAAAATATTAAAAGTAGTATCCTTTTCAATAGCACACCATTTTGCACAATAAATAAAGAATACGTTCAGGAAAAAATGAATAATTTAGATAATCAACACTTGACGACTTATAGTGTATGGTTAAGACAGTTGGCTTCCGAACTAAATAAAGATCTTACTGTAGATGATCAAAAACAGGCGAAAGCTTCTTTTTATTGTTTACTTAAAAATTAGAGGTAAAACATATGATAATTTATTCACAAGAGACAGATGATGGTTTAGCAGATAAAATTTCTGCTTCTACTACTATCTCTTATGCGTCTATTGTTGAACCATATGAGGTTGAGCAAAATCAGATTAAAACAAAAACATTGGCTGCTGTCGATGATGCTGATTTATATTATGTTCAGTCTATATTGGTTAGTTCATCTTGGAATAGAAATGATGACGTTTTTGATAGAGCTGAGGTTTGGGCTGCTCGTAAGACACCCGAAGATAAACCTACGAATTTAGAACATGATGAAAATACAATTATTGGTCATATAACATCAAACTGGCCAATTGATAATGAAGGAAAGGCTATTGCTGATGATATTGGGATGGATGAACTGCCAGAGAAATTTCATATAGTTACTGGATCAGTTATCTATAAAGCATTTAGCTCACCAGAACTGAAGGAACGAGCAGAAAAATTAATTGCTGAAATCGAGAATGGCACAAAGTATGTAAGTATGGAGTGTTATTTTAAGGGTTTTGATTATGGACTAACAGATAAAGTTAGTGGAGAATATAAAGTATTAGCAAGAAATGATAGTACAGCCTATTTAACAAAGTACTTAAAAGCTTATGGTGGACATGGCGAACATGACAACTATAAGATAGGAAGAGTTTTAAGAAGCATTACTTTTAGTGGTAAGGGATTTGTTAACAAACCAGCCAATCCCGATAGCATTATTTTTAATAAGCGATTAATTGAAGATTTATTAGATAAAAAAAATGACAATTTATTAAAATCAGGTGTACTAGAAAATAAGCCCACAATCAATACAGATACGGAGAATATCGTTATGAGTGAAAATATCGAAAAACAAGTTGCAGAAATTAATGATAAATTAGACTCTGTTTCTGTGAATTGTGCAGACCAGGTGGCAGAAGCGAAAGCAACTGCTTCAGAACTACAACAAACAAACCAAACATTAGAGGCTACTATGAAAGAAAAAGATGAATTGCTTGAAGCAAAATCCGAAGAGCTAGAATCTTTAGCCACAAAGGTTGAAGAAGATAAAGCTGTAATGAAAAAAGAAGAAGAAGAAGCCAAGAAAAAGGCTAAATCTGAACTCGAAGAAGTAGTAGCTAGTAAAACAGAACTAGAAGAAGCTCTTAAAGCCGCACAGACTTCTCTTGAAGAAGCCAACGAAGTTATCGCTGGCTACAAGATGAAGGAAGAAGAAATGGCTAAGAAAGAAAAAGCTCTCAAAAGAAAAGCCAATTTGGTTGAAGCGGGTCTTGATGACGATGCTGCTTCCGCTGCTGTTGAGCAATTTGAAAGTCTCGATGACGAAGCATTTGCATCCATGACTTCCCTTCTTGCTACTATGAAGCCTGCACAGGCTGAAGAAGTAGAAGCTGAAGAAGACGCTGAGGCAAAGATGCCACCAGCTCTTAAAGAAGCTTTAGAAAAGAAGAAGAAGGAAGAAGAAGGCAAGGCTTCAGAATCAGATAGTCTTGAAGAAGCTGAATCTGCTTTGGAAGAAGTAGAAGCTGAAGAAACCGTTGATCTGAGCGTTGGAAACGACGAATCAGAAAGTGAATCAGCAGAAGCTAGTGTTCGTTCAGAACTTGTTGAATTTGTAAGTGCTAGACTCGGTAATACCTCAAAATAAGGGAGATAAAAACATGGCTCTTAAACCAGATCGTATCGAAACTCAAACTGATGTTTCATTTTTCATGAACAATGCTACCAGCTCTACTATTGAGCGTGGTGGAATAGCGTCTCTAACAGCTGGTGGTGGCTCTGGAGTTGCTATGGACGATTCTGCTGCTGTTGTATCTTATGTTACAGCTACTAGTGGAACCGAACCTGTTGGCGTTCTTTTAAATGACGTCGTAAACATTGATCTCACCCGTCAGCATATTAACTGGCATAAGGATGAGGTTCAGGGTGGTGGCAAAGTTACTTTGCTACAAGTTGGTCAAGTCACAACTAATAAGGTGACAGGTGCAATTGTTGCTGGTTCTCCAGCTTATCTTGGTGGAAGTGGCATGTTTAGTGCTACAGCCCCAAGTGACAACCTCACCGAAAACGAGAACTATCGCGTTGGTAGATTCTTAAGTTCTAGAGACTTAGATGGTTATTGCAAAGTAGCAGTTAACATTGCCTAAATAAAAAAAGGGAGAAAATAAACATGTCAGCAGAAACTAAAGCATTTCAACCAACTCCAGAATTAACTGATCTTTTAGTTAAATCCGGATCACAGCACAGAGAGACCTCTCTAGCTGCTACTGCAGAATTTGCGAAAGCTCTAGAGCAGCCACTCCGTCAAGGTGTACTTAGTGGTAACATCCTCGATGGTATTTTCGAGCCAATTCAATTGGCCGCAAGTGCTACTCCAGAATTTCCACTTGATTTCTTAGCCCCAGGTACAGAAAAGGACTTTGTTGCCTATACTATACCTAATCATGGCTATATTCCAGAACGTCACGTCGAAGGCGATTACGTCATGGTTCCTACTTTTGATATCGGTGCAAGCATTGATTATCTCTTAAAGTATGCCCGTGATGCTCGTTGGGACGTAGTCGGTCGTGCAATGGAAGTCCTTGAGTCTTCCTTTGTTAAGAAGATGAATGACGATGGATGGCATACGATTCTCGCCGCTGGCGTAGATCGCAACATCGTTGTTTATGATAGTGATGCAACAGAAGGTCAGTTCAGCAAGAGACTCGTTTCTCTTCTAAAGACCGTCATGCGTCGTAATGGCGGCGGCAACTCAGCTTCCAACAATCGTGGACAGCTGACTGATCTTTATGTCTCTCCAGAAGCCATGGAAGACATTCGTAATTGGGGTGTTGATCAGGTCGACGAAGTTACTCGTCGTGAGATCTATACAGCTGCTGATGGTTCTGTCAACAGAATCTTCGGTGTCAACCTCCATGACCTTGATGAGCTTGGTGCCGGTCAAGAATACCAGTTATTCTATGACAACACCCTCAGCGCGACATTACCAACAGGTTCAGCTTCTGAGCTTGTAGTTGGTCTTGATCTTCGCAAGAGAGACAGTTTCATCATGCCAGTTCGTGAACCAGTACAGATCTACGAAGACGATACACTTCATCGTCAGAAGAGAGCTGGCTTCTACGGCTGGGCTGAGCAAGGCTTTGCTGTTCTTGATAACAGAAGAGTCCTCCTTGGCGCTCTATAATCTATCTTTATAGATGTTAATTAAGGGAAGCCGCACTTTTGTGCGGCTTTTTTTATAAGCTGATGTCTGGTGTACTAAATAAATATAACACTATAGAGGTATTAATATGGGCGCAAGTCAGTACGATTTTACTATTGAACAGGGTTCATCATTTAAGATGTCTTTGATATATAAAGACTCAAATGGGGATCCTATTGATATTTCAGGATGGTGCGCTAGATTAACTTGGCGTACTAGTTCAAATGTCACACAGACTTTTGATAGTGCTAACACCAATAAAGCTTCTTATGATTTTAATTTAGAGGGTGCTTTAGGTAAAATTAATCTATTATTTCCTGCTAGTACTACTAATGGATTTGACTTTAATAATGCTAAATACGATTTAGAGCTTCAATCAGATGAATTGCATTATACTCAGGGTGGTAAGTATGTAACTAGATTATTATTTGGTACAATAAGTATACAGAAGAGATTTAGTAAATCTACTACAGCTTTGGAGTGTGATTTATAATGAGTGATTTTACTCTAGAAATTTCTGATGTCACTACTACATTAGAGATAGAAACTTCTACAGATGATAATACTCAAAGTTTAGAAGTAACCAGTACGGTTGTTGGTAGTGTTGACATTCAAACTGGATTTTCTTCCACTGTTAGTTATGCTACCGAAGTTGTTGGATTAGGTAATTACATAGTTAATAATATGCCTATTGCACTTAGTGGAATGGCAAGTATTGCTGGTAGTGGGACAAGTAGTCCTTTAAATTTTTATCATGTAGTAATTGATGGTGGTTCTCCGTAATTATATAATATAGGATAAATACTATGCCAGTTAATAATACGATTAAATTAAGAAGAGGGACAGATTGGAGTAGTAATCCTGTATTAGCACAAGGTGAACCAGGATTTGATACTACTAATAATATTTTAAAAATAGGAGATGGAACTACAGCATGGAGTGCTTTAAATCCTATAGGTAGTGGATTAGATTATTTACAATCTCACCCTAATATATCAGCGGCTACTTCATCAAATAATAGTGGTCGTACATATATACAAGATATTTTGCTTGATAGTAATGGTCATGTTATAGGTATTACTACAGCCTCAGAATCTAGTACAGAAACTAATGATTTATCTTCATCTGTCACTTGGGTTAATGTACCAGATGCTAATATTACGGAAAGCTCTGTTATTCAACATAGTGGAGCATTAAGGCTTACAGAATCTCAAATAGTAGATCTACAAAATTATTTAACATCATTTACCGAAACAAACGATTTATCTTCAGCAGTTACATGGGCTAATGTCCCTGATACCAACATCACAGAAAGTTCAGTAGTTCAGCATACAGGTGCTTTACGAATAACTGAATCCCAGGTAGTAGACCTGCAAAATTACTTAACTTCTCATCCTACTATAGCATCAGCTGCTTCTTCTTCTGATAATAGTGGTAGAACTTATATCCAAGATATTTTATTAGATAGTAATGGCCACGTAATAGGTATAACTACAGCCACAGAAACTGTTACAGATACTAATACAGAATATACAGCAGGAACAGGGCTATCATTAGCAAGTACAGAATTTAGTATAAATCCTAATTTAATTAATAGTAGAACTGAAGTAACTAGTACAGATTCAGATTATTTATTAATTTGGGATGCTACAGATTCACAACTTAAAAAGGTAGATGCTGGTGAGTTTAGGGGTGGGGGAGATATTGTAGATGATACTACTCCTCAGCTCGGTGGGAATTTAGATATTAATTCTAAAAATGTTACAGGAGCAGGCCATATAGATATAACTGGATCAGGTCATTTTTCTTCTCTGATTAGGGCTGACAGTTTTATTAAGGATGGTGGAACATCTAGTCAGTTTTTAAAAGCTGATGGAAGTGTTGATAGTAGTACCTATCTTACTTCTTTTACAGAAACCAATGATTTGTCTGCTGCTGTAGTATGGGCCAATGTACCAGACGCTAATATCACTGAAAGTTCAGTAGTTCAACATACTGGAGCATTCAGAATTAAAGAGTCTCAAGTTGTTGACCTGCAATCCTATTTAACATCAGAAACATTTACATCTGTTGTTCAAGACACCACTCCAGAACTGGGTGGTAATCTAGATGTTAATGGTAAAGACATTATAGGTTCTGGAGACATAAGTACCACAGGTCATATTATACTACAGGAAACTATGCCTAATCATTGTGGTATTCAAATTAAAAGTAGTGGCGATGTTGATGGTGAATTACACATTGGTTCTTGTAGTGATGCTAATGGGGTTCCTAATGCAATGGGACTTAGACATAGCACCATGACGGGTTCTAATGACTTTATGATATGTGCGAATACTGATGGTGCTACATACGTCAGTGCTAAAAGTACTAAAACTTTGACTCTTGCTGCTGGAGGTAATGACGGGGACAGTAAATTAGAAATAAAAGATGGCTCACTGGGTTTTAGATTTAATGTTAATAAATCAAATGTAGATTTACAATACAATGGCGATAATGAAAACAATGTTTTTTATATAGACGCTAGTGCAGACAGTGTTGGTATTGGAACAGATTCTCCAGCTCGTAAATTACATGTCGTTGGTGATGTAGAAATCTCTGGCACTATTTACCAAAGTGGTACAATATTCCAAGGAGGCGGAGGCGGAGGCGGATCTACTTTAACAGAAGAACAGGTAGAAGATTTTGTCGGAGGTATGGTTACGGGTAATACTGAAACAGGTATCACTGTAACCTATCAAGACGCTGACGGAACCTTAGATTTCGTAGTAGCATCACAGACAGATGAAAACTTTACTACGGCAGACCACAGTAAGCTAGATGGAATTGAAGCATCTGCTGACGTAACAGACACAGCTAATGTCACCTCTGCTGGTGCTTTGATGGACTCCGAGGTTACAAATCTGTCACAGGTTAAGGCTTTTGATTCTTCAGATTACGCAACTGCTGCACAAGGCACTAAAGCTGATAGCGCACAACAGCCACCATCTGAGGGTGCGTTTGCCAACGGAGACAAAACTAAGTTAGACGGCATTGAAGCCTCTGCAGATATTACAGATACAGCTAATGTGACTGCTGCTGGTGCGTTGATGGATAGTGAACTAACTGATCTGGCAGGTGTTAAAGGCGTAACTATTTCTACGTTACAATCTAAACCTTCGGAGGGTGCATTTGCGAACGGAGATAAAACAAAGCTTGACGGCATAGAAGCTAATGCTACCGCTGATCAGACCGATGAAGAAATACAAGACATCGTCGGTGCTATGTTGACAAGTAATACCGAAACAGGGATTACAGTAACTTATCAAGACGCTGATGGCACTATTGACTTTGTTGTGGCGTCTCAAACAGACGAGAATTTTACTACAGCAGATCACAGTAAATTAGATGGCATTGAAGCAGCTGCAGATGTTACTGATACCGCTAATGTTACCTCTGCTGGGGCATTAATGGACAGCGAGTTAACAGACTTAGCTGGTGTTAAAGGAGTCACGATCTCTACATTGCAAGTGAAGCCATCTGAAGGAGCATTCGCTGATGGAGACAAAACAAAGTTAGATGCTATTGAGGCTAGTGCTGATGTAACCGATGCAGCTAATGTTGATGCAGCTGGTGCAGTAATGAATAGTGACACTTCTACTGCGAGCATGAGTTTTGTAGTTGATGAAGATAACATGTCATCCGATTCAAATACTAAGATTCCTACTCAACAGTCCGTAAAAGCTTATATTGATAGTGCTGGCTTTTTAACTGCTCATCCAAACATTAGCGCTGCTAGTTCTTCTGATAATAGTGGCAATACTTTTATTCAAGATATTACACTTGATAGCAATGGACATATTACTGCTTTGGCTGTAGCTACAGCTACCGATGGAGGTGGTGGTGGAGGTATCAGTAATGTAGTTGAAGATACAACACCACAACTTGGTGGGAATTTAGATCTTAACTCTAAAGATATAACTGGTACTGGAGACATAGACGTTACTGGTTCTGGACATTTTTCTTCTCTTGTCAGAGCTGATAGTTTTATTAAAGATGGCGGGACATCTAGTCAATTCCTAAAGGCTGACGGTAGTGTAGATACCAATACGTATTCTACTACAGACACACAGCTTACAGAAGAACAGGTAGAAGATTTTGTTGGTGGTATGCTTACAGGAAATACAGAGACAGGAATTACTGTTACATATCAAGATGCTGATGGGACCATAGACTTTGTAGTAGCTAGTCAAACCGATGAAAACTTTACCACGGCAGATCATAGCAAGCTAGACGGTATAGAGGCGAGTGCAGACGTTACAGATACAGCCAATGTGACTAGTGCTGGTGCTCTTATGGATTCAGAAGTAACAAACTTGTCGCAAGTTAAAGCTTTTGATTCTTCAGATTACGCCACCGCTGCACAAGGCACTAAAGCTGACAGTGCTCAGCAACCCCCATCTGAGGGAGCATTTGCAAATGGAGATAAAACCAAATTAGATAGCATTGAGGCTTCTGCTGACGTAACAGACACAGCGAATGTCACTAGTGCTGGTGCTCTTATGGATTCCGAAGTTACAAACCTATCTGAAGTTAAGGCTTTTGCTTCATCAGATTATGCTACGGCTGCTCAAGGAACCAAAGCTGATACCGCACAACAGCCACCATCAGAAGGTGCGTTTGCTAACGGCGATAAAACTAAGCTCGATGGCATTGAGGCAAGTGCGACAGCGGACCAGACAGACGAAGAGATACAAGATATTGTTGGAGCAATGCTTTCTAGTAATACTGAAACAGGTATCACTGTTACTTACCAAGATGCTGATGGTACTATTGATTTTGTTGTCGCATCTCAAACTGATGAAAATTTCACTACTGCAGATCATAGTAAATTAGACGGCATAGAAGCTAGCGCAGATGTAACAGATACAGCTAATGTAACATCCGCAGGAGCATTGATGGACAGTGAATTGACCGACCTTGCAGGTGTCAAAGGTGTTACAATTTCTACTTTACAAGTCAAACCATCAGAAGGAGCGTTTGCTGATGGAGATAAGACTAAATTAGATGGAATCGAGGCTTCTGCAGACGTAACAGATGCTACTAATGTGAATACCGCTGGCGCAGTCATGAATAGTGATAGTACGACTGCTGATATGAGTTTTGTTATAGATGAAGATAACATGGCCTCAGATTCTGCGACAAAAGTACCGACACAACAATCTGTTAAAGCATATGTAGACGCAAATGCTGGAGGTGCCACTCTTACTGAAGAACAAGTAGAAGACTTTGTAGGAGGTATGGTTACAGGCAATACCGAAACAGGCATTACTGTAACATATCAAGACTCTGATGGAACCTTAGATTTTGTAGTTGCATCTCAAACTGATGAAAACTTCACCACTGCAGACCATAGTAAATTAGATGGCATAGAAGCTTCTGCAGATGTCACAGATACCGCTAATGTAACATCCGCAGGAGCGTTGATGGACAGTGAATTGACTGACCTAGCAGGAGTCAAAGGGGTTACCATTTCTACGTTACAAGTCAAGCCTTCGGAGGGTGCGTTTGCTAACGGAGACAAAACTAAACTTGATGGAATAGAAGCTAGCGCTACTGCCGATCAAACAGATGAAGAAATACAAGACATTGTCGGGGCTATGGTTTCTAGCAATACTGAGACAGGTATAACTGTTACTTACCAAGACGCTGATGGAACTTTAGATTTTGTAGTTGACCATGATGCAGCCAGTAACTTTGTAGCCAATGAACATATAGATCATACTAGTGTTACTTTAACGGCTGGCGATGGTCTTACTGGTGGTGGGGATATTAGTGCTAACAGAACATTTGCTGTTAGTGTTGATGATAGTACTATCGAAATTAATAGTGATGCTTTAAGAATTAAAGACGCTGCAATCACTTCTGCTAAGATAGGAGCAGGTGGATTTGTATTTAATGAAGCTGGGGCTTCTGTTGATTTTAGAGTAGAAGGAGATACTAATCAGAACCTTCTTTTTGTAGATGGAAGTGCAGATAAAGTAGGTATTGGGACTGATAGTCCAGCAGGCATACTTCATGTTAAAGGTGAATATTCAGACGGTGGACACATTACCATAGAAGACACAAGTTCTGCACTAAAAACTAGATTTTATAATGGTAATACCGCTAGTGTTATAGCTGTTGATGAAGGTGATGCTGTTGGCACTTCTTCTCTTCAAATTTCGGTAGACAATTCCACTAAAGCAACATTCGGAGCTTCTGCTACTACTTTTGATCAAAATGTTACTATAAACGCTTCCACCAATCAAGCTGTAATTGGAAATTCTGTCACAGTATTTAACGAAGGTGGAGCTAATATTGATTTTAGAGTAGAAGGTGACACAGATACAGATTTATTATTTGTCGATGCTAGTACTGACACGGTTCAAATTGGTAAATTAAATATTAACGGAGCATTTACTCTTCCTACAGCAGATGGTTCTGCAAATCAAATCTTAAAAACTGATGGTAATGGTGCTGTCTCTTGGGCTGCTGATGGTGGCGGTGGAGGTGGTGGAGGAAGTATGACAACCGTTAAAGCTAATGGTAGTCAAGTTGGTGGAGCGGATATTGTTACTTTAGATTTTGGAACACAGTTTTCTGTAGCTGAAACTCCTGATACAGAAATAAATATAACCCTTGCTGATGATTTAGTTACAGCAGGTGATGCCGCTACCATTGCAGATGGCAGTTCTTATGAGTTAGCTATTAGTAGCTCTGCTGCTACTTTAGGCGGAAACAGATTGCAATTACTGAGTACTGAAACCGTTGTAAACAATGCTGGAGCTAATGCTGACTTTAGAGTAGAAGGTGATACAGATACTCACCTTATACATGCTGATGCTGGTTTAGATAAAGTTGGCATAGGTTTATCAACACCTACAGAAAAACTTGATGTAGATGGTAATATTAAAGGTGGCATAGTACATGCTACTAGCGGATTAAATGTAGGAGTAAGTGGCTTGATACATCAGAGTGGTACACTTGTACACTCTACTCATGCTGCTTGGGGTGAATTTCCTGGAAATGCTCAAAATAGTATTAATCTACTAACTGGTGAAACTACTAATGCAACTTTCACTAGTCTGCAAATGAACAACGGTATGTATAGTGGTGTGAAATTACCTTCTAATAAAACATTTTTTGCTGATGTTAATATTGTAGGACGTAGAACAAATGCTAGCAATTCAACTTCACAACATGCTGCATACCAACTTAAGGCTTGTATTAATAATGATGGTTTCGGTCGATCTGTTATAGGGTCTGTAGGTAAAACAGTCGTGGCTGAATCAAATAGTGCTTGGGATGTACAATTGGCCTTTGCTGGAGCTGGTTCTGGTCAAACAGATTACCTACTAGTACAGTGTAAAGGTGCAGCGTCTACTAATGTTCATTGGGTAGCCAAAGTAGACCTACTGGAAGTTGGTGGATTGAATGAAGCTAGTAATTATAGAGAAGCCAACATTTATTCAAATATGACACCAGAACTTATACCTTAAAGGAGATAGAATGAGTTTACCAATTTTGCCAGCATCGTCACCAACAACTATACCCGCAAAAGTATATGATAGAGTATGGGTAGAAGAAATTGTTATTAAAGGTCCAGATCCTAATGGTGAGGTGTCTGGAGAAGTTAAACTACATAAATATGGCATGTTTGATGGAGTTGCAGAGTTAGAACCAGATGGTGGTCAATGGATTAGAATAGAGAATATGCTAGAAGAATCAGCTACAGATGCTGACTTAGCAGCAGCTATGGGTTCATTGATAGCTTATATCGCTAAGTTAGGTCAGCAACAGGATATTATATCGTCTTAATTAGGCTTAGGTGTATAGAATCAGTAGAATTCTATATTTGCAAATATCACTTTAGAAATGGGCCTAAATTATGTCATGGAATGTAGAAATGCCTCTAATTGTGAGGTCGTGGATTAATGATCTTTCAGATACACCTACTTATAGCGATGAGAGAGTACAGCAATTAATTGTAGTTGCAGCTCAATATGTTATAAAAGATGTGGATTTAACAGAGTCATATTCAATTAATATTGTCAATCCTGATATTACTCCTGATCCTACTCTTTTAGCAGAAAAAGACTTAGATTTTATTAGTCTGACCTCTTTAAAAGCTTCTTGCATACTAGACCAAAGCTCTCTTAGGACTCGTGCAGCTACAGATGGCATTAGAGCCTCTCTAGGGCCTGCTCAGCTGGCAGTCGGAGGAGGATTAAGAGGCTATGAGGTTATTTTAAATAAGGGTCCATGCGCGATGTATGACAAGCTAGTTAATGATTTCCAGATTGGAAATGTAGCAGCGATCCATGCAATACTTAGCCCGTTTGTTGGTAATAAATTTGATCCTAGATATTTGCAAGACAGTTCAGACAGATCTAGAAATTTTTATTCCTAACAATTTAATCAGAGGATAATAATTATGCCAGCAGCAAATTATAATTTTACCATCGAAAAAGGTACAGCTTTTGTTATCAGTTTTGAATATAAAGACAACGATAATAATATTATTGATTTAAGTAATTGGGTTGCTAGATTACGATGGAAAGATAATGCTAGTGCTATTAAGACTTTTATTACAAATACTAGAACTAGCGAGTATGAATTTATTATCACTCCTACAGATGGTAAGATAACTTTAAAAATCCCAGCAGCACAAACCGCAGCATATACTTTTACTAGCGCTACTTATGATTTAGAACTACAAGAGCCTAATGATCTTTATAGTGGTGGTGGTAAAAAAGTTTTTAGAATTTTAGCTGGTACTATTACTGTTCTATCTAGGAATGTTTCAGACACAGATGCTTTCACAGGCGTCTTTGATGTACAGGATAACTGCGGAACTTGCACATGACAAAAGTTACAGTCGATCAACAATTTCAAACTAATAAATATCTTATAGTTTCTCGTAAAGACGAAGAAGACAATGTCATAACTTCGAGAATTGTTGTATCGGATGAAAACACTAATCAGATAAGAATAGTTAATATAGAACAAGGTCCTCCGGGAGATCGAGGACTCACAGGTGCTCAAGGGCCAGCTGGACAAGATGCTATTCAATTTAGTGTTCTACCCATTTCTAGCGGAGGGACTAATAATACCACATACTCTAGTGGTAATATTATTGTCTTTGATGGACAAAAATTATCTTCTTCAAGTCATTCTGTTCAAGACGTACTAGACCAAGCGGCACTGGCTTCTAATGCTGTAACAGGTATTTTAGTCGGTTCAGGTTTATCTAAAACAGACGGAACAAATAATGTAACAGTTAATCTAGAACTGGGTGAAGGTCTTGAGATTAGTGCTGGCA